CCAACCATTATAAGAATTAATACTACAATACTCATTTAGAGTTAAATTTAAACCCGATTCACAATTCTTTTTTATGATACATTGCTTTATTTACTCTTGCCCAAGCCATATGTGGCCCACGATTCGATATAGCGGAATATGTATCATAAATTAATGTTTTTATTAAAATTGGTTCAAGAATTTGCATAATTGCCCACTGACATATTCTATCTGGATAATAAGGTAATTTATATAATGTTCTTATTTTCCGTCCTTCTTTTTTCTGAAAGATAGTATATTCAGATGTTTTATATGTTTTATTAATAAGAGACATTTGCAATTCTTGAAGATAATGTTCAATGTCAGCATCAACCATTTGAACTTCTGCATATGAACCCTTATCTTTACGGGCATTAAGATGTGCTAATCTTAAATTGTCCATGTCATATATTTTATGATATATATTACCAATTCGTTTCATAATATTTTCTAAATGGATTAATCAGGTCAAGTTTTCGGTTTTACCCTACTAACATAACCGCTACACCCTAATATTCCACCAAGAGGTGAGGACATAATTTTAACAATGTATATTTCCATTTTGGTGACTGCTGATATTCGAATTCGAATTCACAGGTGAATTGTTCAAATTCAGATTGAAAGGCTCTGCATTACCTGCATTAGTCCAATTCCTGCTGAAATTACCTAAGTAACCTGCTTGAAGATTCGTATAAAAAATCATTTATGCCCTTTTTGATAAAAAATATTTACTACATATATATCACCTCAACTTTGTTTTTTAATCCATGTTAGGCGACCGCCGACAGGCGAAGACGAATACACAGGCGAATAGCGCAAACCCAGAGCGAAAGGCCCCGCACCACCCGCACTAGCCCAAAACCCGCCGAAACGACCCAAGCAACCCGCCCGAAGATACGCATAATCACAATAGTAGGTAGTTTCCGATCCATCTTTGTTGGCTGTGACAAACCCGGTTTCGTTTGCTCCGTGAATATCCTTGATATACCCATCAACACTTACCGCGAACCCAGTGCCATATTCTATATAATTATCTGGTTTAGGAACAGCATCAATCCACGTTTCACCGTCCTGCTGATAAGGAACAGTATTAAACTCATCAGTTGTAATCCACAACTTTCTAGCAGGATCAGTATTCGCCGTAGACCATATTCCATCTACCCAATTACGTATATTGCCCCAAAAATCTTCAATACCACAGAATTTAATTTGTTCATTGTTATCTACAATAGATGAACCATAAAACATACCAGAAGTATTACGTGCTCCTGTTTTCTTTAAAACTGATGCATCAACATTACCTCTTCCAAGTGCAGTCTGCCCATCAAGGTTCTTGAAGAAAATAACATATAAAATCTGTAGTAACTGCATCTGATAGAATAGAAACTGCTCATATCCCTCACCATTTGCTTGTGCATCTGTTCTAAATGCAGCATGTGTTTTACTACCTGTCGGTGTTTTACCTGACAGGGAACGTAATTTATTACTAATTACAGCACCAGGATATGCACCAATATAAATATTATCTTCAATATTTTCACCACGCGTATGAGCAAGACAAACAAACCCTTCACGCTCAACTCTGCTCATTTGGATGATTCTATCAGTTCCATTTTCACTAAATTTCCAAAACATTTTTGGAATTTCAATCATTACATCTCCATCAAGACCAGATGTAATATCAGCATTAGAACCATCAATCTTTTTTGTATAATCATTAGGATCAAGATAATAATTTACCGCGCCATCCTTGAATACACAAGGACGAATACCTAATGATTTGAACGGTAATTCCCAAGAACCCCAATCAAAGTTACCATCATTACCCCGCATAGGGACAAATCCCGCTGCATCATCAGTATAGGTAACACTTGTTTCAGGATTCTGATTGGTAGTATCAATCTTGACACCATAGATATTATTACTTGAAACTGTTAAAACGTCATCTATTCTTTCATTTAACATTGAAACATCATTCTGGTTGGCGAATCTAACGATAGTATTCCAACCACTTGTTCCATCACCTACTTTGAGTATACCTGTATCGGTTTCATACCCTAACTCACCATTCTTAAGAACAGCATTTTCCGCTAACCATTTATCGCGCGTATCGCGTCTAATCTGTATTGATGCTTTTCTAGGCATTAAGCGTCACCACCATCAATTACCGATAAATCATCACCAATCGCTAACAAATATTGCTGACGATTATCTTTCAAAATCGGTATAATATAAATATTAACTGTATTATCAATCGTTTCAACAGCAGTTTTAAGTTCTGTTAATGTTTCATAAATAGTAACAATCCACTTAACCATGTTATTTCACCTCAACTATATATTTATCAGAAGTATATTTCCACGTAACAGAATCAATGGTTCTGTCAGTTGCCTCACCAATTTTAAACTGAATTATGTGCTTACCCATCTGCTTACGCTTGTAAGGATACCAACACCAAATTGCAAGACTTTTATTCTCCACAAGAATATTTGTGGTAAGCATCTGATCTAACTCATTATCAACAAACACCCCAATTGTTATTCTACCTATTTCCGTTCCTCTTACACTGAAGAATACTTTAAAATCCTTCAGGTAAGGAATCACTTTTAATGGTTGAGGAGTTGTAACAGAATTGCACCAAACCTTTTCTATATATCCATTGCCAAATTCATTCATAATAATCACCTTAATTATTTTACTTCAACTTTACATTTTTGCGAAGAATAAACAGTACTAAGAAAAACCAAATCTTGTGAGTTAATTGTATTATTATCCTCAAGGGGAATAACAAAAGGAATTATATATGAATTACCCGTGACAATATTTGTTGTTTCAATAATGCCATTATTAATTCCACTTGTATAATCATTAGATTTAATTAAACCACCAACAAAAGACGGTTCAAATAATACAATGACACCATTATCCTTTTCCATGATTAATTTAGAATCAGTTTCTATAGTATAATGATTTTTAAAATTACCAATGATGTCTTTTTTAATAATGAAATTAAATGGTGTAACTTCTACTGTGTCATATTCTTTTGCACTTGTAGACCTTGAGGTTGCATTACCTGTGTCTAACTCGAAAGTAAATTTCACGTAATTGGATTTAATTTCTTTAAACTTGATTATAACATGATTATCACCAAACGCTTTATTGTAAAAAGAACCAACTTCAATTACATTGTTGTTTGTTATGCTAAAGAGTTTAGCATTTTTCCAGGTAGTCTGTTTAATTACCCATCGCATTATAGGGTTCTGAACAACAATGTCACCTACAAAGTCATGTTCAGGATTATAAATCTGCTTCCATTCGGATTCTTCAGAACCCGTAGTAATAGTATCAAATACCTTACACTCACCTACATTATAATCACCCACTACATCAAATGCAACACGTGCTCTCTTTTCGGGTAAGAGAAATCCATAGTTAACTGCAATATTAGATAAATCATCAGTTTCTTTTTGAACTTTGATTGTATACGTTAAACCCTTTTGTGTAATATTGAACGGTTTAGTTTTAACAATAGTCCACTCACCATTTATCGGTTGATTTTCAACAGTTAATAATATATAAGAATGTGAACTATCTTCAAACAAAGTTGTTGCACGTAAATTAACTGTATTGTCTAATGATGTTATTGTAGTTATAAGATCATGCAATGATTCTTTAGTTGAAAACGTCCATTTTCCATCGTTTAAAACAACAGTTTCTTCATCATCACCTTCAAAAGTATACAAATCATCTACCACTACATTATCCCCACTTAAAACAACAATGTGTGCGTCTGATGCGATTGTAGCATCACTCTTCATGCGTAGGACAACACGGTAAGAACCAAGCGGAACATCAACACCTGAAACCATTGTGTAAGAGATAGATTCATCCTTTGCATCGAGAAGATTGTAGGACATCTTATACGCTGTTTTATCATACTTAGGAGTATCCGAAGCAGAATGTATCACATTGTCAGGATAGAATGCAGGAAATGGTCTATAAATCGGTATGTCACCTGCCATAAATGCAGGTGTAGATAATTTCACACTATCCTGTGAAGTCTTAACTCTAACATTAGTAGCACCAATGGGAAGTGCAACATGCGGTGGAAACTCAATGTTAAATTCATTCTCTCGCATTTCAGTTTCTACTTCCACTACACGTTCATATTTTGTAGCAGGTAGATACTTACCTTCGATTGAATAGTTCCTTACACCTAACTCTTCTGAAGTCTGTGGAGCATCAGCATTATCAATCTCAATGAAACCGTCCAGGTCTGCATACTTTGTATAACAATATCCAGCGGAACGATACTGCAATGCCTCTACATCTTCTGCGTATTGTGCATCATTCTTTTCACCATCATTGTAAAGATAACCATCAAGTGTAACAGGTTGAAGATTGCGACGTATGGAAATAGTCTTAGGGTCGGATATATTAATACCTGCAATCTCTTTTGTTATTTTCGAGACAGATTTCTTATCAATGGAAGAAAGAATGGGTAAATAAATTTCACCTATATACATTTTGTATCACCTTTAAGACCATGTTTCAGTTTCATCAATAATTGGTGTCATTAATGCATAAATACCAAATACATTGTTATAACACGTATAATTGGAGTTGTGGCTTTGAATCTGTAATTTAAAAACATCACCGGTAGTTATTGGAACATCAATTGCTAAAGAACCACCACCAAGAGTAACAGTATATTCTGATTTAGGAACAACAACATCATTTTTTAATAATCTAATACCACCATTATTGCCAGTAGCCGAAATGTTGTAATATATTGTTGCTGTACCCAATACTCCTATTTTAGCAGCAGGCGTTGTTTTTACTGTAACCCATGAGGTTGTGTAATTACTTACATATGTATTATTAATATAACGAGGTTTTGTTAAACCTGGATCAGTAGTCCAGAGATATGATGTAGTCTTTATTTTTTCTGCCGTTAAAACACCAACATTGTCAATGTCATTACTTGACATATCAATGTCTTTCTTTACTGTTAATTTAGTAGTGTCATTTGTTATATCTTCATATAATGGTCCTAACTTTGAATCAATATCATCCCAATTTTGATTAATCGGAATATGCCAATCAACATCACCGTTAGCAGGTTTCGCTAATCCAAGTTTCGTAGTATATGTATTTGCCATATTTTATCACCTATATGATTTATACTTTCTATTTAACAAGTTTGAACCAAATTCTTTAGGTTCAAGATTTCTGTAATAGTTTTGTTCATTAAACGATGCAAACGAGAGATTTGTTGGTGTTATAATCTTACTACCTTCTATATTTGAAATTGGAATAAGTGCTGCATATGTAATTAAATTTAACGGATAATAACCACTGATTGTTTTATCAATGGTAATAATAGCATTATCACCAATTTCCGATTCTTTAAATTCAATTACATGATTATATGTTGTTAATACTGCATCACCACCAATAACTTCACTAGAATCTACTGTATCAATGGCTAATGTTGTAGATTTTGTATCATTTATAAATGAAAATGTAAGTTCGCTTGCTTCACTTGTAGAAATTGTTTGCACAATTAAATTATAACGTCCAACATCTATATCTTCTCCAATAATACCATCAAACATAGTTATTTTTTGTGAACCATTTGAACCACCATGTGAAGGACTAGTAATTACTGTAAATGGATAACCAACATTTTCATATATCATTGAATCTATTACTTCTAATTGATTAAAAAACACGTAAATATTACCTGTTCCTGCTTCCGAAGAACGTGCAAACAAACCAATATTACCATACTCGAATGATTCATCACCTACATACGTCAATGTGGGTATTGTGGGTTTTGAATCACTTGCATTATAGAAATAAATATCAAAAGTTCTATTTTCATTATTATATTCACACTCAATCCATTGTGAAGTATATGACTGACAAGTTATTGTTTTTGACGCTGCAACTACTTCACTACCATCTGCACCATATCCATATATACCATATCCATCTACACCATAAGAACCCTGACTATTTTGATTCTGTTTGAATTTGAGTAATTTTAATTTTGATTTATTACCACCCATGGGTTGTGTTGCATCGAGTTCTAAACAGCACACGTAGTAAGTATTATCATAAGTAGGATCACCTGCAATAATAATGCCTACTTCGCGTGTAATTGTTTTTCGTGTGAAAACAGTAAAGTTAAGTTTATATTTACCTGTTCCTAATTTTAAATTCTTTAATTTCTTGGTAATTAACGTATCACTGTTACTTATTATAAACAATCCATTAGAATATGTTTCAGTAAAATTACTACCATTTTCTACTATATATTCACTTGATGAATCAATAGATAAATCATCATAAATTCTATTTTTTTGCACATTTGTTAAACTAACATCGGTAGTATTTTGGAATATATACTGTGAACCTAAAGAACCAGAAATCATGAAAAGTGTAAACATGAAGTTACCCGATTCAGCGGTGTTGTTTACATACATTCCACCTTCACCAAGCACTAATGCACTACTATTCTTTGACTTACAAATACCTGCAATACACTCATCAAAGATTACTGTAAAGATACCATTCTCACTTGTATGTTCAGTGTTTGCTAATGAAGATGTTACCATTAAATCTATAGGCGCATTAATCGCCTTCCATGAAGGCATAGTGCTGAAATCAACATGCCAATCCCACTTGAATGTTCCATTACGGATTAATTCAAAGGTAACATACAAAGGAGTGAAACGGGCAAGAACTATCTCTCTACAATCTGTTGCATTTGCATCCGATTCACCATCAAACAGGGAGAACTCTATTTCAACTAAATCAGGTCGAATCTCTTTTACAATGTAACTAACATCATTGTTCTTAAATGCGCGTGGATATAATCTTCCTACCTGATTATTTATTAGATTAGTTAATTCACCTGTATTGTTCCAAATCTCATTTGTATCCACATGCCAACGGAAGAATGAGTTTTGAATAATTATTCCGGTAGAGAAATCATGATTATAATTGAACACTTGTTTCCAATCTGATTCAATTGTAGAACCATTAGAATCAAACACCTTGACATTACCACAATCTACTTCTGAATCATTCTCAAATACTACCTTTGCAGTATAAGTAGGAAGAATGAATCCATAATTAACTTCAATGGTGTTTGCAGTTGCAGTTGCCTTTTTAATGGAAACAGTTAATGTTTCATGTTTAATTACTTCAAACTCTGATGTTTCAATTGTAACCCAATAAGTATCACCCGTAGTAAAGGTTTCATTGATTATTTCACCACTTATACTACCAGTTATAGTTACATTAATATCATCTGTAACATTTAAGTCTTGTAAGCGGAATACAACCTTATAACGTCCTTTTGGTAAATCTGTGCCTACCGTTGTAGTCCATTCAGTTTTCTCACTTTGTGCATCGATTACTGTTACGAAACACCCGTAGGCAGACTCCATGAAAGTCTTATCGCCCGTGGATGTTGCAGTTACATAGTTATCAGCATCAAAGATAGGGAACGGTTTAAAGATAGATATTTTACCATCCTTACCCACAGTTCCATGCCATTCATCAATAAACATTATTTCCCAGGGTGATTTGATTCTGACATTGGTTGCACCTGTAGGAAGAGCGATGATAGGAGGAAACTGAATTGCAAGATCACTCTCAATATAATCTGTTTCTACACGGTAAGCACATTCATAGCGGGCAGAAGGAAGAAACTTACCTGTTCCACTAAATTCACGTGCATTCTGATTCTCTACTGTGTCGGGAATATCAACATCATTGAGGACAAAGTAACCCTTCTTATTATTATACACAACAATATTGTAGGCAGAATTGCGTATCAATACTGCTTCAAGATCATTGGCGTAATCATCAGAAGTCTTACTTCCATGCGCTGCTGCAACACCCGATATAGTTAGTTCTTTCAGTTTAGGTGCAGTCTCATCAAGATCAGCATCGCCGGAGATAAAGTTAGTTTCTTTACTCTCTTTGGTGGTTTTATTTGCTGAAAATTCCGATACATACGGAATATAAATATCTCCAATATACATTTATCTCCACCTCTCAATTAAATTCATACGGCGCTTCAAATCATCAAGTATAGTCTCTAATCGTTTCTTTGGTCTATCAAGCGTGATGCTACATTTATCATTAGTAATTTCCATCTCAATAATCTCATACGTCCCTGCTACAAATGCAGGTTCACTTATGGTAACATAACAACCAAGTTCAATAACTTTCGAGTAGAACAAATCAGGATTGACATTTAGGGTAAGAGATGCAAACTTATTCTGTTTACTCAATTCATCCTTTGCACGTTTCTCACATGCTGCTACATCCACACACGAATCATCTGTAATAACAATAGTAGGATTTGTGCCTACACTTGCCTCACCAGTAACATTATTCTTACCAATTACAATAACCTTCTGCACAGGATGAACATTAATCTCTATTTCAGGAATGTCAATGATTGCATTGGTTATATCGCATGTTTTCTTGTTCCAAACATGACTTGACTTGTTACTACGAGTGCAACCATTTACACCAATATAAATCTCATTTCCTACCGTCCACACATCACATGCAGTCTGTTCCGAGACAATATTGGCAGAATCAGTAGTATACTTACCATTTGCATCTAAACCACAAACACAATTATCAGCGAGCAAACGTAACCATTCATAGCGATTAAGTTTATCACCCTTCAGTTCTGTAATAGTCTGTGACGGCACATAGCCCACTGTATACGCTGTTTCAGCGAGGATCTCTGACAAAATGGTATCAGAGGTCATTGAAGTGTAAGTGATGTCAAAACTTGCACTTTTACTCAACAAATCATAGTCTATTGCTAATTTGTAGGCAAGTTCATCCAGGGTAATAATGTATTTATTATTCAGGTAATCAAAGTTAATTTTGTTGATTATACCTGTGAATATTTCCATTCCATCAACAATTAACATCAACTCTGATTCACTCTGAAGCGTATAATAGTCCTTTGCAGAAATGGTAACAACACAATATTTCTTTTCATTGCTCTTTAGAGTAACTGTGTAAGAATTAACATTATAATCGCGTAATCCACGAAGAATTACCTTCATGCTGTTAACCCCGCATTTCTACTGATACGTTCATACACGGCATCTGCAAGTTTGTCTATATCCTGTTCACTACGAATTGTAGCATTATTCAAGTTTACATCAATGTCATAATTGTTTGTAGTCCCGCTACCCTGAAGTTGTGGTAAACCATCAAAATTGGCCATTGCAGCAGACACATTATATGTAACACTAACAGGAGGTGCTTCTACACTATTGAGAATACCATTCATCTGATTAATTGCAGATTGTAAAGCGGGAATTGCTGCTAATATTCCATTTGTGTAGGAATTAACAAATGTGTAACCAAGATCATACGCTTTCTCTGCAAGATTTAACTTTTCAAGGATTGATGATTTTACTGTTTCAACAGTAGCGTCAAGTTCTGGTTTCTTTTCTTCTACACCTTTCTTGTAGGACTCAACTAATTCCTTACCCTCTTCCTTAGATGTAGTATTTGCCTGTTCTTTCTTCTCTTCATCAGTTGTAGGTTCAAGGGTTGTATCGACAGTTTGTGTTACACTTGTGTCATAATCTTCAGGATTGAAATCAGAGTAATCAAGATTATCAAAGGTGCTTGTAGGATAAATTGTTAAAGTAATTTCTTTTTCTTCGAGTGTTTTATTGTAATTATTTGCAAATGCATTTGCAGCATCTTTACCAACATTTCCTGATTTTTCTACTGATTTTGCAATTTCAGAAAATATAATTGCTGATAATCCAAATGGGCCTAAAACACCATTATTTGTTTTAATAAAATTATCTACGTAAGATTCTGATGTTTCTTTTGCACTATCTTCTACATCTATATTATCATCCATTGCAACTTCAACCTGCAATGTAACTGTTTTAGTAATCAAATCTTCACTTATTTTCTCATCAACTAATTTATCAGTATCCTTCCACTTTTGATAGTAGTCACC